CTTACACCGCCAAGCCATATACCCCTCAACGACCGAAGCCCAACGTCCCCCAGCAAAGCTGGTTTTCAGCAATCACTTAACGAACTAGGAGACGCGCCATGGTAAAAACACTCGGACAATGGCTAGAACACGGCTACGCCAGCCCCATCGGACAACGTATGCACGAAAAAACCCTCCCCGACCCCGACCCCGACCCCGGGCCACGGACCACGGCCGATGACAGACAAGTCGGCGGATCCCACTATAAAGATATGAACGTCCAACCATGGGACGTCATGGCCACAGTCCTCACCCGAGATGAATTCATCGGCTTCCTCAAAGGCAACATCATCAAATACGCCATGAGACAAGGCCGAAAAGACTCCCCAGACGCCGGCAAATGCCAGCACTACATCCAAAAACTGAACGAAGTATTGGAAAAACCATGACCCTTCGCCCCGCACTCCACTCCACCAACGACCCACCCATCGAAATCACCGACCCACACCTCAAAGAATACGTCCAAGAACTCAGGCGCAGAATAGAAGTCCAAAACGACCTCATGACATCGCTCTCCCACGACATCCAAAAACTTAAATCCGCATCCGAAAAACTGGAAGACCAAATCGAACAACTCACGATCGACCTGTCTATCCTGAGGAGATGAGCATGACACAACCCGTCATGGCTCAGTTGTGGAGATCACGGTCCACGGACCACGAACCACGGCTCGTCCAAATGCTCACCATCACTATCAACGGCATCCCCCACCTATGCTTCGCACCCTTCATACAGGAAGCATTCCAAGAAGATGGACGCGTGGATATCTCACTGATCGAACTCGGTGACGCCGTCGACATCCAACAGGCTGTCGAACTTATACAGGGAACCTACTGGGGAGATAGGACGGTGAGCTAGGTAATAGGGGGCGCTAGGCAAAGACAATCGTGGGCGGACACTGCGGCATACAGGTGTCAGGGATCAGATCCAAATTGTCCAAGCGAAGATCCCCCTTGCAACCATTAAGGCGACGAATGTGCCCAATAGGCCACTCACCATGGCCCAAGTACCACGCAAGATGGTGCGCCCGGTACAGGCGGCCGTATAGGCGAACTTCAATGTCTCCGCCCGCTATCTCATAACCAGCATGGATGCCGGCCCTCGGACCGCGCTTCCAAAGCAGTACACCCGTGTCCGGGTCATATGACAGGAGGTCTTCAACTGGGATAAGCTTCTTGCGGCCCATGGTGTCGTTCCTTGTAAACGATGGAGTGGGAAGTGAAGCCCGGGCGCTGGACACGCCCGGGCTTTGCGCATTTTACGGGGCGGAAGGGGGAAGAGACAAGGATCAAGGGTCATGGACAGGCTGAGAAGCTGAAATTTCAAGAAAAGAAGGAAATTTTCCAACGAAACGTGTTTTTTTTTTTTTTTTTTGAAAAATGAGCGTAATGCCGTAATGAGTGTAATGTATGAACAAAATCAAGGACTTGGATTCATACAGTGGATTACAGTAGGTACTTTTAGTGAAATTCTTCTGGGGATCGCGCGCGCGCACGTAGTTGAAAAAAAATATTTTTTTTCTTGGAAAATTCCCTTCTTTTTTGGATTTCTACACGGTGGTATTATTGAGCCCCTGTCTTAGCAATAGTGCTGAGGCTGCCAGACTGGAGATTGAACAATGTTCGAGATCGAAAAAGGTGTACCGTTGCCCACGAGCCGTCAGCCTGTATCTGCCTATCCGTTTAGGCTGATGGAAGTGGGAGATAGCTTTCTGCTGTCTGATGAGACTGTCGTTAAGCGGGCTAGGGCTTCAGCTTATATGGCATCTAAGCGACTTGGCAGGAAGTTCGCCTGTCGGCGTGTGGCAGATGGCTGGCGCTTCTGGCGTGTTAGCTGATTGTTGGGTTGGGAGGCTGGGGATGTCTAAAGATGAGGCGTTTATGAAGGGCAAGAGGCTCGGCCATCGAAACGAGCTCGTTGAGCAGCGATTGAACCAGCCTGTCAAAGTGGCCAAGCCGAAAGTGCTGTCGCCGCAAGAGTGGAAGTTCGTCGAAGAGTTTGTCTCGGGCGAGGGGCACGTCACGCTCAAGGAGGCCGCGCTGCGGGCCGGGTACGCCGAGAGCTGGATCAAGGTCAAAGCGCGGGATCTCACAGACCCAGACAAGAACCCGCATGTCGTGGCCGCGATTCAAGAACGACGGCGCGAGCTCGGGGAGAAGTACGCGACGACCTACGAGCGGCATATGCGGGATTTGCAGATCATCCGCGATCAGGCTCTGGCTGCGGGCGCGTATGGCGCGGCCGTGCAGGCCGAATACAGGCGCGGGCAGGCCCTTGGGACGATCTACATCGACCGCAAGGAGATCCGGCACGGCACGATCGATTCCATGAGCAAGGAAGAGGTCATGCGCAAGCTGGAGGAGATCAAGAAGCTCTACGGGGGCGGCAATGGCGGCCCGATCATCGATATAACGCCTGATCAGGTGCGGGAGAGCCCCGACCTTGATGAGGCAATGCCTCTAGGAGGCCCTCAGGAGGCCTCAGAGGCGTCTTTAGACGAGGGGGAAGGGGAAGATGCCAGCGAAGCCAGAGAGCGCCCTGTATCGGCGGCTGAGAGAAAACCTCTCGTCGTCAAGTTGCCATTTAACCCGAATCGAAAGTAGGGTCGGGCTAGGCATCCCTGACTGCCTGATCGCGATGGGGCGCACGGGGGAGTTTTTGTTAGTAGAACTCAAGGTTGTGAAGCAGGGTTTGAAGGTGAAGCTTTCGCCGCATCAGGTCGCGTTTCATCTCAAGCATGCGGAAGACTTACGCTGCCCGACCTTCATCATCGTGCACTACTCGCCAGTTGCCAAAAAAGAGCTCGCAGAACTGTTGGTCTATCGTGGCGATCAGGTGCTGGACGTTCATCGCTTGGGTGTGAGGGCCGAGCCAATCGCCCGTTGGCCTTGGCTGGGTATTCAGTGGGAGATTGTTCGGCAGGTGCTGTTGACAGGCGAACCGATTGGGGGGTAGAGTTTTGATTCGTCCTCGGGCAATGGTGCCCGGGGGAAATCAGAAAGTGAGAAAGCATGAAAACCAGCGAATTGACCGGGGTCGCCCTTGACTGGGCCGTGACGACGATTGAACAGCCCGAGGTGTTGCGCTTCGGCCTTGAGGATTGGCGCGAGCAGCGCCGGACGAATACGAGGTTCGGGGAGTATCTGTATCGCTGGTCGACGTCGTGGACGTGGGCGGGCCCGATCATCGAGAGGGAACGAATTGATATCTGGTGGGATGGGGATTGGGTCGCGGCCGTTTGCCGCCCCGGAACGACTGTGGCCGACTGGGACCGGGCGGAGGAGCACGGGCCGACGCCGCTCGTCGCGGCCATGCGTGCCTTCGTGGCCGCCTATCATGGCGATGAGGGAACCGTTCCGGAGGGACTTATTGAATGACCCGCGCTCCGATTCGGTGGCCTCGCTTGATCCGCGCGAAGATCGATTACCAACGGGCCCAGCGCGCGGTCGATGATGCAGCCTGCCGGGCCGCGCGGGGTAGCACGTTGCGCGAGGCCGGAAGGCTTGGAAAATGGCTTGCGTTTACTTCAATCATTCAATCATTGTTTAAGAAAGGGTAGGTAGGCCCCCAGCATTGCCCGAGCCCGGCTGCGTGTCGGGCTTTGCTTTTTTTTAGGTAGGTGGTATGCTTCGTTTTGTGCGGTTGCATCCCGTGGCCGCCGAGAGAAAGAAAGAAAGAGGGTTTGACATGCTTAAGACTGTCACCAAATCAGGCAATGCCAAAACCGGGCCGATAGCCGTTACCTATCGCGCCGGTGCGCATCATGCTTTCGCAACATGCCCGAGCTCTTGCGCGCTCAATCCGCACGGCCAGCATGGCGCGTCATTGATCGACGCCGAATATCTCGCGGCCTTGCGTCAGGCCGTGCCGCCTCAGGGGATCGCGTGGACCTATTCACATTTCCCGGCCGCCCTTTTGCCCGTGTCGGCCGAAGGGGAAACCGTCATCAATGCGTCGACTGATTCGCCCGCGCAGGCCCTCGCGGCCGTGCGTGCCGGCCGGCCGGCCGTTTTGGCGGCCCCGGCCGATTCGGCCGATCAGTGGCCCCAGCGAATCGAGGGCGTGCGCTTCGTGCGTTGCCCGGCTGAGACGAGCGAGCCCGTCAATTGTGCGAATTGTGGCGGCCGTGGCCGGCCACTGTGCGCGCGGCCTGATCGCGACTATGTGATTGTTTTCACCGGGCACGGCTCGCGCGCTCGTCTCGTCGGTCAAGATACGGCTGGAGGGTGTTACGGTGAGCTCGGGCCTGTCCGGCTGCAATGGGAGGCGGCCCGATCGAAGGGGGCCGCCGTGCGCGACTTTGCGCGATCGCTCCCGGCCGGCTCCATGCTCCGGCATCACGTTGTCGGGGATATCGGCCGGGCCGCTTGACGATTAACTTTTTTTCGAATTACTATTCGGGCACGGGCCAATCCGGCCCGCGTAAATCTAGATTGGAGAATGCAAAATGTCGACACTTACGCAAGCGAATTGCCAGTGGGCAACCCGTCCGGCCGAGGAGCGATTCACATCATTGCCTGAAATGCACGCGGCCGCCGTTGCCCGCCGTGCGATCTCGAAAGCTTCGGTCGTGAGCTCGCGCGCGCTTCGGTGCGCAGCCGTTGCCAATGGCCAAGGCTTGGCGATTGTCGGTCCGTCCGGGCATGAAGTTAACCCGACCCATTGGAGCTTTGGCCAGCTAGCCAATTTGGCCGGCGCCCCGGCTGGGTATCTGCGCGACTTGCCCGCCGCGCTCGCGGCCGACTGTATCGATTACGGCCTACAAACCCGGGACGTCGAGGATATTGGCGTGCTACTGACCCGCGAGGCCGATGGTGTACAGCTGCGCGCCGCTACGGGCCCCCGTTACGGCCGGATCTGGGATGCGGACGTGCTCGCAGCCTTGATCGACCGATTCGGCGATGGTGTATCGGGCGACTGGCGCGTGCCGGGGATTCGGGGGCAGGCCCTCGAATCCGTCACAAAAGAAAATACGACGCTCTTCGGAGGCGATCGCGACTTTTTCGTTTTTCTGGCGGATGAAGACAATCGAATCAGCGTCCCTAATCGTCGCGACGGCCAGTCTGGCACAATGGCGCGCGGTTTTTTCTTGACGAATTCCGAAGTCGGCGGGGGCACGCTCGCGCTCAAGGCTTTTTTGTTCGATTTTGTCTGTGCCAATCGGATTGTCTGGGGAGCTCAGGAGCTCGCGCAGATCAGCATTAGGCATACCG